ACAAGGGTTTATGATACAATCTAGAGCAGTATTTGTCACAACTAGACATACTCCACATACAGCCCAAAACAGCGAACAAAAGACATAAAAAAAGCCCCCTACGGAAGATAGAGGGCTTATCGTTCATTTTTTCGGAAGTAGTCTTATTTAAATTGGTTTATATATCATTTTTACTGACTCCTTTATTAATGATTTACAACTGAATTTGTATCAGTTTTTTTTGTTCTTGCCAAGATATAATTCTTAAATCTGTAAGGATTAAATCTCAAGCTGTTTTTATCTAAAATAAGCATAATTTCACTAGATATTTCAGCATATAATTTTTTGTATTGTTCCTCTAGAACTTCATCAATATCTAAACTCCTAGAATTTACATTAACCCAGCCATTTTTTTCTGAAATATCATCTAGTTTTATGTCTATTTCTTTTGTAGTTTTTTCAATATTGCTTTTCATAATATCTTTAAATCGTATTAGGAAGTCAGCAAATTCAACCATTTGTTTTTTATGTATCATAATACCCCCCAAAATATCAAACTTGATAAAATTAGGACAGCACACAACCATAAAAACGACCTAGTATATTTGGTCATTAATTCCCATTGTTTCTTAGTTAGTTCAATGGGTTTGGGTTTATCAACTTTAATGGAAATATTGTCTGTTTTTTTATCTATTTTAAACTCTTTTTGAGAATAAAGGTTTTCAAGTTCTTTAACCAATTTCCAATTTTTTAATTTGTTCATAGTTTTAATTCCTTTCAATCTAAATATGTTAAAAATAATAGTATAAAACCCACCGCAATGCAAACTAAATACAGCACAATATTATCAAACAGCATTTTGTCCAGCTACTTCACCACCTAATTCAAA